GTAAGGCCAGCCTGAGCTCGAATGTTAGGTGTACCTAAGTTGGTGACTTATGGCATCGAGTGTCATAAGGTGGGGAGGGTGGCAGTAGGCGTGCTCGGCCGGCCATCCCCAGCGGGTAGCTCGACGGCCGGCCGGGGGTGCTGACCTGGGGATATGGTGGAGACTGTCTAGTCTTCGTATGTCTGACCTGGGACAACGTCCGATTGTCCCACCGACTGGGACAGCGAGTGCAGGGGTGGGGGGGGGTTGTCCCAACCATCGGGACGAGGCAGGGGGGGCACTCCGCGTCTTCCAAACCCCACACGCAAGGCCGCTTCCGCTTATTGGCCTCGATCGAGCAGAGTGGAAGGCTCGGGCAGCTGTTCAGAGGGCAAGCCGGCGAAGCCGGTGCGGCAGTGCTTGAAGGCCCGAGACCAAGGCAAAAGCGGGTCTGTTCAGTGGAACGGGGGAATAGTGCGCCCAATGGCCCTAGTAAGTTACTAGGAACCCGGAGAGGGGTGTTGACCTCGGGGGATTCAGGTTGCTGCGGGTACTACTGCGCCGATGGCCGAGGCCCTGGCGACGTGTCGTTCGCACCACAGGAAGCCACGGACTCGTGCTCCGTCGCAGAAGGTCTCGGCGGTGCAGGTCTCGGACCAGTCGTAGCGTCCGGCGATCTTGATGGTTGAGCCCGTGGCCATGGCCGGCGGAAGCCGGACGCCCTTCGAGGCGGCGAACCCTCGGCCCGTGTCGGGGGCTGCGTGGGCGATGGAAGTCAAGCTCGGCTCGTGCCCCAACCTCTCCCGCCGGCCTCGACTCGTCATGCCCGGAGGACTCTGACAGATCGCGTTTCCGCCGACCCGACACTTTCACGGTGCGCGCGGTCTGTTCGGCCTTCTGGCCGTCCAGAACGCCGAAAGTGTCGGGTTCCTCGCGGCCCTCCTGCCTACCGTCCACCTGTGGAATCCGACCCGGCCGCCGAAGCCCACAGCGCAGAGGTTCGCCCTCGCGCCTTGGTCTGTCAGGACCCTCATGGCTGGATCGTGGCCGGGTCGGATTCTGCCCAATGATCGTCCACTGCGCCCAATGCGATGCCCCGCTCGAACCCGACGTGCGCGTCGAGGTGTGGCTGCCCGGCCTCGATGACGACGAGCCGCCCCTGTTCTTCTGCGACTCGAATTGCGCGGGCACGTTCCTGACCGACATGAGCCTGGTATGACCCTCATCCCGATCGAATGGCCTCCGAACACCCGGGAGTTCCAGGAGGGCTACTGCTGGCGGTGCGACACGGCGGGCAACGCCCTCGTCCCGGACCCGATGATGCCCCTGAACGACAAGATCGAGGTCTGCGCCCCCTGCGCCGTCCAGCGCCATTCGATCGGTCTCCACTACAAGTCCGCCGGCACACGCCTGGCCATCAACCTGCTCGCCGGATGAAGTCGACCACCGCTGTCGCCCAGGTCAAGCGCACGATCAAGGCCCGCGCCCATGCCGACCATCCGAAGCCCACGCCCCGCAAGAAGTCCTGATGGCCCGGACGCGCGCCACCACGACGCTCGCTCCCCTGTCTCCCGAGGAGATTGAGGAGCTCCCCGAGAACGACCGGCACGCCGAGGCGTGGCTGATGCTGGCCACCGGCACCTCCCAGCGCAAGGTGGCCGAGCATTTCGAGGTCACCACCACCACGATCCGCAAGTGGACCGAGTCCTACGCCCGCTCCCGCATGTCCCGGGCGGACCTCGTGGATATCGAGCGTGAGCGCATGATCGGCCAGATGGAGGGCGTGGCCAATGCCGCCTGGGCCCGCTTCCAGGCCATCGAGTCCCCCACGGCCATGACCGGCCCTTCCTATCTCAAGACCATCGTGGAGGCCGCCCAGGTCATCATCAAGCTCCGGGGCCTGGACGTGCCCGCCGAACGGAACACGGGCGGCCGGGAGACCCGGGTCATCGTGTCCTTCGGTGGGACCCCGGTCAACCGGGAGCAGGCCGGCGGCATCCAGGGCGCGATCGACGTGGCCGTGCTCGAGGAGCAGTCGGCATGAAGATTCCCCAGGTCGAGCGGTGGGAGTGCGTCCGGGTGGAGTGGGTGGATTCCTGCGGCCCGAAGCACGGTTGGCACAAGGCGGCCAAGAAGGAGCAGCAGGTCGCCCACTGCGTATCCTGCGGCCTCGTCTTCGCCCAGGACGCCGAGTGTCTGAGCCTGGTCCTGTCCCGGGATACCGACTCCAAGGCCATCGACGGGATCATCACCATCCCGAACGTCGCCATCACAGCGTTCGAGCACCTGAGCGCCTGATGGGTAGGCCCAGCACCGAGGAGGTGGCCACCAGGAACGGCGCCTCCGTGTGGGAGTTCGCCCTGGAAATGCACCCGGCCCAGCGCCAGGTGTTCGAGTCCCCCGCTCGGTTCAAGGTGGTTGCTGCCGGCCGCCGGTTCGGCAAGACCCTGTTCGCCGCGGCGACGGCCATCATGGTCGCGGCCAGCAAGCCCGATGCGATCGTGTGGTGGGTCTCGCCTTCTCACGACCAATCCCGGATCGCCCTCCGCATGGTGGCCAAGGCCATCCCGCAGAAGCACCGGGAGGTCAACAAGACCCTCTCGGAAATCTACCTGTCCAACGGCGGACGGATCGCCTTCAAGTCCGGCGAGCGAAGCGACAACCTCCGAGGCGAGGGCCTGGACCTCGTGATCGTGGACGAGGCAGCCTTCGTGGACGAGACCCTGTGGACCCAGGCCCTCCGTCCCACCCTCTCGGACAAGGCGGGCAAGGCGCTTCTCATCAGCACCTTCGACGGCGAAAACTGGTTCTACGACCTCTACCGCAAGGCCCTCGACCCCGACGCGACGGCCTGGGCCGGCTGGCGCTTCCCCACCTCGGCGAATCCGTACATCCCCCGGGACGAGATTGAGGAGGCCCGCCGTAACCTCCCCAAGGAGGTCTTCGAGCAGGAGTATGAGGCGTCCCCCCTGGCCTTCGCCGGCGCCGTGTTCGACGGGGAGGCCCTGGACCATGCGTGGCAGCTGGGCAAGGACTTCGTGATCCCCGACAACCCCCTGTGCGAGGCAGGGCTGGACTGGGGATGGAACGTCACCGCCCTCGAGGTCTGCGTGGAGTTGGCGGACGGGAAGATCGCCTGGGTGGCTGAGGAAATCCTGGTGAAGACCGAGCTCACCGTGAAGTGCGAAATGATCGCTGCCTACTGCCAGCAGTGGAACATCGCCACGGTCTACGCCGATGCCGCGGGCGCCGACGAGAACGTCACGCTGGCCAAGGTGCTCGAGGCCAAGGGGATCGAGACCTACGTCCAACCCGTCCCCTTCAACGCCTACAAGAAGACGGGCATCCTGACCAGGGTGTTCCACCACCAGCACGAGCGTGAGTTGATCGGCCCCAACTGCACGCAGATGATCGTGGACTCCAAGGCATACCACTACGACAAGGACGGCGAGAAGCCGGCCAAGGGCCATGACCACTCAGTCGACGCGGTCACGGCGTTCTATGCCTCCCGCTCCTACGTCCTCGGCGACCGGGACCAACCCTCCGAACAGGAAGTAGCAGCGTGACCACCATTCTCGACAGGATCAAGGCCCAGTTCGTGAGCGGCGAGGTGTGGCCTCCGCGGGCCGAGGCCGAAGCGTGGAAGGTCATCGAGGGCTACCGGGCCCGCTACCGCAACGACAAGGCTGAGTTGGCCAAGACCAACGCGAACATCGCCACCGACGCCGCCCGGATGGAAGTGTTCACCCCCGTCCCCTGGCCGCGGGAGCTCTGCCGGTTCTCGGCTGCCCTCCTGTTCTCCGAGACTCCCAAGGTCACCTATGCCGATGACGACGACGACACATCCACGGCCGCGCCCCTGTCGGCGCTGGGCGACCTGCTCGAGGTCAACGACTTCGGCGCCTTCGCCATTCGTGGCGGGGTCCGCGTGGCCGCTGAGGGCCGCTGCGGGGTCCGCGTCATCATCGACACCGACATCGACCCCACCGTCCCCCTGCTGACCATCGTCCCCGAGGATCAGATCATTTGGGACATCCGCCACGACTCGTTCTACGCCGGCGGCATCGTTATCGTCACCCGCAAGCCCGACCCGACCAAGCAGGAGGTCTACCGCCTGCTCGAGACCCATACGGTCGGCCTTGTGACCCGGAAGCTCTACAAGGGGATCAAGGGGGAACTGGGCAAGCCGGTCCCGCTGTCCACCATCCCGGAGTTCGCCAACCTCGCCCCCGAGTGGCACACGGGCCTCGACCGGCCGACCCTGATCCCGTGGGAGAACGTCCCCGGGGCCGAGTCGGACCTGTTCGGCCTCGGACCCCTGTTCGATGAGGCCAACGAAGCCGAGTCCCTCCTGGTGGACAGGGCCCGGAAGTCCATCCCGCGCCTGTTCGTGGACAAGAGCCTGGCCGACGAGACCGGGCGCGTGGCCATCGACGGCGTCATCCTCACCGGCGGCTCCCGGATGCGTGCCCCCCTGGGCGCTCCCACCGGCTCCCTCGTGGAGACCGTGGACATCAAGATTCAGTTCTCGGAGCACACCGACTGGACCGACCACGTCAATCAGATGATCGTGGCCATGGCCGGCTACGCCCCGTCCACCTGGGGCTTCCAGGGGAAGACGGCCAGCGTCCAGCGGGCGGTATCGGGCTACGCGATGAAGCTGGCCCAGCTGCGGACCCTCCTCAACAGGGCGGCGAAGGAGCACATGGCGCTCCAGGCCCTCGGCTGGGCTGTCGCCACCGCCACCGCCCTCCAGACCGGGACCGAGCACGTCGCCGACTGCCTCCCGGGCATCGAACTAGGCGACGGCCTCCCGAACGACCCGCTGGATGGCGCACAAGAGGTAATGTTTCTGCGTCAGGCCATGGCCGCTTCGACCGAGGTGCTGGTCAAGACGGTCCACCCGACATGGTCCCCCGAGGAAATCAACGCCGAGGTGGACGCGATCAACGACGCGATGGCGCTCACCCCCGCCGCCGGCATGGGGACCGGCATCGGACCGATGCCCGGCCGGGCCCGGGACATCATCGCCCGGGGCGGCAAGGCGGGCGATGGCGTGGATGACGAGGTCACGCCCGTCTGATGGCGCAGACCGCCCAGCAGAAGAAGCGGGACCAGGAGATTCTCCTGGCCCTCGCTGCGGCGTTCACCGCCGGCGGGGGCGGCTACATCCTCCTCTTGACCGTGCGGAACCTCCTGACCGAGTTCGGGCTGGGCTACGACCTCGCCTCCTGGCTCGCCACCATGTCCTCGTCCCCCCTGCCGGGGTCCGGCAGTCTCGGTGTCCCCGAGGGTCCTTGCCAGGTCCAGGAGATAGAGCACGCCGCCGCGTGGCGGGCCATGTACCTGATCGCCGCGGCCGACCGCCTGCTCGAGGCCCTGGACGTACCCTTCGGCACCACCCGTGCCGCTCAGACGGTCGAGAGCGCCCAACGCGCAGAGGAGCGGTACTTCGAGCTCCACATGGCTGCCGAGGAGCGCAGGATGCGGGCAGCGGCGTTGCAGGACATGGCGGCTCGGCTCAATGGGGACCGCGAGAAGGCCGAGGCGGCGACCCTCCTCAACTGGCGGGCGGTCATGGATGCTCGCACCACCTTCGAGTGCGCCCAAGCCAACGGCATGAACTTTCGCGCCGACAGGATGCCGGTCATCGGATGGCCTGGTGCGGTCCACAACCGTTGCCGTTGCAGTGCCGGCCCCGCCGTTCCCGGTGCGCCGCTCATGGCTTCGATCTGACTGTTCGACCGAAAGTGTCGGGTTCATCCTTCGCGCTTTTCCTACCGTCCTCTCCGACCGCACTCGACGGGTAATCGAGGGGAATGAGGAAGCGTGCCGGAACCCACAGCAGAAGAAGTCGCCGCCAAGGCTGAGGCTGATCGCCTCGAAGCTGAGGCAAAAGCCAAGGCTGCCGCCGAGGCCGGGGACAAGAAGCTCTCGCAGGAAGACGTGAACCGACTGGTCGGGGAAGCCCGGACATCGGCCAAGTCCTCCGCCACGAAGGAGCTTCTGGAGTCGCTGGGGGTCACGGACCTGGACGCAGCCAAGGCAGCCATCGAGGCAGCCAAGGCAGCGGATGACGCAGCGAAGACGGAAGTCGAGCGGCTCACCGAACGAGCGACCAAGGCCGAGGCCGACGCAGAGGCCGAGCGGAAACGCTCGACCGAACTGTTGGCCAGGACCGAGCTCAAAGGTGCGTTGCGCGATGCAGGGATCACTCCCGAGCGCATCGACGCAGCGATGAAGCTGGCTGACACCACCGGCCTCGTTGTGGACGGAACCGATGTCACCGGCATCCCGGAGGTCATCGAGGGCGTGAAGGCCCTGAGTCCCGAGTGGTTCGGGAAGCAGGCGCCGGGAGCCGTCGATGCGAACCAGGGCGGCGGGGCCGGCGGGGAAGTCGACTTCCGCAGTGCATCCAGGGACGAGCTCAAGCAGGCAGCACTCGCACTCGGCGTCAAGCTCTAGCCCCTGAAAGAGGCCACAACCCATGTCCTTCCGCGACGCACTCCCCCCCTCAGTTGCCGAAATCGTCCAGAACGGACTTCTGGATGGCATCTTCCAGGACGCGCTCCTGCCGACGTTCCTGTACGACTCGCTCGCCGACCTCAAGCCCTGGGCTTCGGCGCTCGGTTCCCAGTCGATTTTCACCCGGGCCGGTCTGATGACCCCCTACGCCACCGCGATCACCGGCGCCGACGCCACCGCCGACACCTACCCCTTCGAGCAGTACAGCGTGAAGATGGACCAGTACGGTCGGTCGATCGACACCAACCTCGCCGTGTCGGCGCAGGCCATGGCCTCGAAGTTCGCCGAGGACAACAAGATTCTCGGCATCCACGCGGCCGAGTCGCTCAACCTGCTCGCGCAGTCCACCCTCTACGGGGCCTACGGTGAGGGGACCACGTTCGCCACCTCGGGCGTGACCTCGGCCACCATCCCGGTCGCCGACGCCTCCGGGTTCCTGTTCGCCCCGATCACCCAGTCCACCACCTCCACGGTCAACGGCGTGCTCGGCTCCCCGTCGATCCAGCTGGTCGCCACCTCGGGTTCGACCCCGCTGCCCGTGACCATCGGTGGGGTTGCCCTGTCCTGCACGGGCGCCACCGTCACCGCCGGACATGCCACCGACACCATCACCCTGTCGGCGTCGGCGACCGTCGCTTCCGGTGCTGCCGTGGTCTCCTCGGTTGCCCCGGTGCAGTACCGGCCGAACGCTCGCCTGTCGAGCAATCAGCTGGTCTCGGGCGACGTGGCTACCCTGGCCCTGTTCGAGTCGGCCGTGACCCGTCTGCGGTCCATGAACGTCCCGGTCGTGAACGGCGCCTACCAGGCCCACATCGGACCGCAGACGGTCAACGAACTGTTCCAGGACGCGAACTTCCGCCAGGTGTACCAGGGGCGCTTCGACTCCCCGGCCTACGCGAACCTGTCGGTCGCCGGCGGCACCGAGTACATGGGCCGCTTCGTGGGGATCGACTGGTTCCTGAACAACGTGACGCCCGCCGTCACCGCCTCCGTGGGCGCCGGCGCCAACCTGGCTGGCCTCCAGGTCTTCCGCCCGATCGTGTGCGGCGACGGACCCCTCATCAAGGCGCCCTTCGAGAACATGGGTGATCTGCTCGCCGGCCTCAACGCCGGGTCCACCGTGCAGATCGACATGATCGGCGGGGTCGCCCGGGTATGGCGTGCGCCGCTGGACCGCCTCGGGCAGGTCGTGTCGAGCACCTGGAGCTTCATCGGTGGCTACACCGTGGGCACCGACCTCAACACCGGCGACGGGGCCGCCTACAAGCGGGCTGTCGTCCTCGAGCACGTCTGATCCCAAGGAGCTCCATGGCCACCACCGCCACCACCGCCAAGGCCGCTGCCGTCGAGTCCGTCGTGGACCCGGCGGTGGCGGAGGCCACGGCTGTCGCCGAGAAGGCCGCCGAGCCGATCATCGAGCGTGAGTTCGAGGTGCTTCGCAACTTCGCCAGCCACGTCGCGACCCAGCTTCTCAGCTTCGCGAAGGGCGACGTGATCGGGTCCCATCCCGGTGAGGCCCTCTACGCCGCTGGGGCGCCCGTCAAGCCTCTGGCATGACCAGCCAGCAGGGCGCTGTCACTGGGGTCATCACCACTGACACCGCCGCCGGCCCGTACATCGCCGCCGCGGATGCCATGACTCGGCTGTCGTCCGAGTTCGGGCTGACCTGCTCGCTGGCGAACGGTCACGTCCTCGCCGCCTCGATGGCTGTCGATGAGGAAGGCCCCTTCTTCGGGGTCAAGGTCGATCCCACCCAGGACCGCTCCTGGCCGCGCACCTTCCGGTACGGCTACCCGAACATCACGGTCTCGCCGTCGTCCATCTTGTCCACCTCGCAGATGCCCGGTGCGTTCTACCTGGACTATGAGGGCGTCGTCCCGTATCAGGTGGCCGACTGGGTCTGCCTCGAGGCGTACCGGATGGTCACGCTGCCCCTGCTTCGGGGGGTCTCGTCCGAGAGCGTGACCGGAGCGTCGATCCACTATGACTCGACGCCCGGCGCCGCCATGCTGGACCGGCTCCAGGAGACCCTCCTGTCCCCCTTCCAGATGCGTCAGGGCCACACGCAGGCGTTCCCCTCGGGCCTCATCGGCTGATGGACCTGACCCCGCTGCTCAGGCAGACGGTGTCCTGGGCAGCCAAGACGGGCACCAATGCGCGCTCAGAGGCGACGTTTGCCGCGCCGACAAACATCCAGGCCAGGGTCGTGCCCAAGTACCGCGACCTGATCTTGCCTACCGGCGAGGCAATCACCACCGCCGAGCAGGTGATGACCCTGGTCGCTCCGTCGATCGGGGACAAGCTCAACGGCCGGCAGGTGATCCAGGTCGACGGGCTCGTGGGCACCGATGGCACCACAGTGGGCTATTCGAGCCTGACCCGATGAGCGACGACTTCGATGAGCGGTTCGCCGAGCTCCGCGTCCTGGTCGGTCACGGGACGGTCAAAGGGACCGTGGAGGTCGATCAGGTCTACGCCCGCTACGTCGACGGCTGGGGCGACCTGGGCGACGACACAGGGGTCATCACCCCCACCGAGGAGTCCCACGGGCCCCGGGGCAAGCCGGGGCCGACCTTCGATCACCCCCGGGGCGGCGAGGCGGGCTACCTGACCCACACGATCAACGAGGACCAGCTGGGCGCCCCTATTGCCCAATCGTGGGCGGACGCTATAGGCAACCGCCAGCCCCTCGACACCGTGTTCATCCGCAACGTGGAGGACATCAGCACCGAGGTCGCCGTCCGGGCGCCGATCGAGTTCTGGCTGCTCAGGGGCAGCGCCCACCCGACCGTGACCCGGGAGGGCGTCACCATCTACGACCGACCCCCGGCCATCCCCCGGGCGCCCGAGGACATGTTGCAG